GAGCAAGAGAGTTTCCGCAGTATTTGGGACAAGGTAATCAACGGGTTTCACCTCTACGGGAGACTCTCCACGTTCTCCTATCTGGAATATCTGCGGATTATGGGAGTTAAAATTAACTGCGACTCCCTGTTCCTCTACGACATGGAGGGAAGCAAGTCCCACCGTAACGGACTCTGCTATGTGCTAGGCCGGGAGGATATGGATTGGCACCCGCAAACCAATTCCAGTTTCAAGGGCTACAACAAGCCTGTGCTGGATTGGCTTACCAAAGAGGGAGCCGACCTGTTAGCCGAGGCCAAGGAAAGGTTTAGGAACGAGGATTTCTATCGCGATGTGAACTACTTCACGATGGAATCAACCTTCTGTACATACAAAGGATGGCACCGGGAGAACCGGCGTTATCCCAATGTCTACAACGATATGTTCCATGACCGCATCAAGCTTGCCGAGGCCAAGTGGGATGGTAAGGAGGATTTCAGCTTGTTTTGGGATGCCCGTAAGCAATATCTCCCAGCCTGTCTGCGACTAGAGGATTGCCCAAGGGATGTGGGGGTTAAATCCATCAAGCAGAATCATTATCGCAACACCGGGCAACCCGTCATGATGGATAGCGTCTGGCCTTGCTTTGAAAACTCATACAACGATGCCACAAAGTAAATTACTCGCAATAGGGGGCGTTCCCGCTACCGGCAAGACCACGCTGATGAGGCATTTCATGAGTCAGTTTCCCGTGTGGCGACCCGCAGAGATGTTCCCCAAGGTTCACGGTCATTACAACCGGGCGAACGATCTCTATGTGCTGGGCAAATATGCCGAGGGCGATCTGTTTGCTGGCACCGATAAACTGTCCATGGCTGTGCAGCCCAAGATGCTGCGCTATCTCAAGGTCGTTAGGGGAGTCAAGATCGTCTTTGAAGGTGACCGGCTCTTCACCAAATCCTTCCTTGAAGAAGTTGCCGCAGACGAGGGAATTGACCTTCGTGTGATGATTCTAAAGGTGCCTGACCAAACTGTCCGTGAGCGGCATATCTCGCGCGGAGACAGCCAATCAGAGAAGTTCATCAAGGGGCGAGTGACCAAGATCAAGAACATCCTTAACTCATCCCTTCCCTGCCACACCCTGCCCCATGCCGCAGAGGATGAAACCGAGGTAGCCGCAAAGGTCATGCTAACATGGCTGCTGTCATGAGAATAGACGGGACAAGGCGCAAGCTGGATTTCAAGGCGTACAGGCANCGCCATGCTGTTGAAGCTGACTACGAGACGTTAATTGATGAACCGTTCAACCTCTACGAGGACGGTAAGCTTGCCCTCTCCTATGTCATGCCCGAGGACAACCTTGAACCGTTGCGGTTAGCCTGCAAAACGATCAAGTACACCAAAAACTTTAGGCAAGGCGGACTTAAGACCACTTCCCGAGTCTTTGGCTACGAACCACGCAAGGTTCTACGCAAGGATTATTGCAGCGTAACCTCACTTAGCCGCGATTACCCAAAGCAAAACAGCATAATAATCAAGGCGGCATCAATGGTGGGAAGGAATTATCAGAAGGTTAATCCCGACCTCTATGCCAAGCACAAGGCAGAGACTGAAGCGAAGGTCGGCCAAGACTGGAAGGTCAATGACGCTCCCTTTACCAGCGGTATCATTAACGAGAACAACCCGCTCAAGTATCACTTCGACTCCGGTAACTACCGCAATGTCTGGTCTGGTATGGTCGTGTTTAAGGAAGGCATAACCGGGGGATACCTGTCCCTGCCCGAGTTTAACATCGGCATCACCCTGCGAGACAAGTCCATCCTCTACTTCGATGGCCAAGGTATCCTTCACGGCGTTACCCCTATCCAACGGCTGTCCGAGTATTCCAAGCGGTATTCAATCGTTTATTACTCACTTAAAGGAATCTGGAAGTGTCTGCCACTTAATGACGAAATAATAAGAATTAGAAGAATCCGCTCCGAACGTGAAGCAAAACGGGCTGGAATCAAAGCAGATGTTCATTAACACCGCAAAAATGGAAAAGTTGCGCCAAGGTTACAAAAAAGTTTCTTACTCTGTGCCAGAGGTGGCTGAAATAATGGGAATCACCAAGTACAGGGTGCGTATGATGGTTAAACTTGGGCAAATAAATGCAATTTTAGCAGGCAAACAACTCCTGATAATGAACACAGAACTGGAAAGGATACTAAATAAACGTGGATAANGTCTTAACAATGAGAAGCAACCGGCACGGTCTTGGCCATAGTCAGCGTTGGATTGATAAACCCCAAAAAGCTGCCTCCGGTCGAGGGATGGGTATTCATAAAAGGAACGGAGTCTATTGGTTTAATAACCATAAAATTAAAGACCTAGTTGCCTTCTGCCGCCGCGAAGGGCTGATAGTTGCACCAAGGGCTAACGATTAAACTCGCACAAACCCCACTCCTTTAAGCTGTATTGCCCTAAATTAACTGTTGAACAGCCCCCCTGTTCACGCTGCATCCTTGTTCCCCGATGGCTGGAGCAACGACAGGCAACCGCTTAACTTCACCAAAGCCCACCAGTAACGGCAAGCATCCCGGTGGTAGGCCCAAGACCATCTTTGACCTCGACTTGGTTGAACGGCTTGGCGGGCTTAACGCTACCCTTGCTGAAATGGGGACTCTCCTTGGCTGTTCTCACGATGTGATTCAACGCCAAATGAAGGGGGAGGAAAGCCAGTTTCGCGTTTCCTTTGAAAAGGGGAAAGCCAAGCTGAGAACTTCCCTCAAGCGTAAGTTGGTTCAACAGGCTTTGGAAAAGGACAATGTTATTGCCCTGATCTTTGCCCTCAAGAATGTCTGCGGGTTTGCTGATCGGGCAGATGTTAACGTGGAACACTCCGGGCATATTGCCAGCGAGAAGCAGTTGGTAGTCCAATGGCAGGAGATGCTCGGCGCTCCCAAGCTAGAGAANAACTGAATGGATAAAGCAAAGAGAGCGGAAATCCTTTTTGGGCTGATGTTGCCTTACCAACAACGGTGGGTGGCAGATACGTCCCGCTTCAAGATTTGGCTCAAGTCCCGGCAGATTGGCGGTTCACTCGGCACCGCCTTTGAAGCTGTCGCCAGTTGTGTGGATAAACCTAACACCGATTGGGTGGTGCTTTCAGCAGGCCAAAGGCAGTCAGAGGAATGGATGCTGAAGGGCAACAGGGTTGCGAGAATTGTATGCGATGCGCTGGAGTTGCCAAGGCCAGACTGTCGAACCAGCGAGGTGAGGTTTACCAATGGCTCAAGAATCCTTGCCCTCCCAGCTAACCCGGACACCGTGCGTGGCTATTCAGCTAACTTGGTGCTGGATGAGTTTGCCTTCCACGAAAGGCCCGACCGCATCTACGAGGCCATTTACCCAGCAATCTCCAACCCCTTGAGGGGTGAGCTAAAGCTCAGGATCATCAGCACCCCGGCAGGGCGCAATTCCAAGTTCTTTGAGATATGGAACAAGGCGGATGAATTGAACTTTGTACGGCATAAGACAACCATTTACAGCGCGATTGAAGAAGGGTTGCCCATGAATGTCGAGGAATTGAAGCGGGGCTTGGATGATCCAGATGCGTGGGAACAGGAATACGAATGCGAGTTTGTTGATGCAACCAACGTGTTGCTCCCCTACACCCTGATTGATGATTGCGTCAGCGACGATGCCACCATTGAGTGCGATGAGGACATGGGAAGGGCCGTCCGTTATGTGGGCATTGACATAGGGCGCAAGCACGACCTCACTGTTTGCTGGACGCTGGAAAAGGTTGGGGATGTTCTTTGGACTCGGGAAGTTTTGACACTCAAGAATACCCCCTACCACTTGCAGGAGGAACTGCTTTCGGAGAGGATAAACAAAGCTTCTTACGCCACCATTGATTCAACCGGCATCGGGAATGCCTTGAGCGAGTCCTTGGCCAATCGTTACGAATACAAACTTGAGCAATGCAACTTCACGCAGGGGTTCAAGGCTAAAATCTTCCCCGGTTTAAGGAGGGCATTGCAAGAGCGTTCCATTCGCATTCCGAGAGATCACGCCATACGAGAGGATTTGCATTCGGTCAATGAGTTGACCACACCGGGAGGAAATAAACAGTACAGGGCTGTTAGGCGTTCAGATGGTCATGCTGACAGATGCACGGCATTGGCCTTGGCAACCTATGCATCGGTGATGAATCAGCAAACTGGAGCAATCGGGGGAATAGACAACATCATCCTTGGGCGAGCCAAGTTGGCTGGATTGAGGCCCACGCTGGCATGATTGCAGAATTAAGTAACCGCTTGGGGAAACTGTTTAGCGCGAAGAAGTCGCGTAACGGTTCATCTATTGGTTCTCGGGTTATTGCCCCGAGCAATCGTGACCGGATGGAGAGCAATGCGCTGGGGCCAAAACAATCCCCAGCCAATATCATTGCAATCCTCCGCACAGCCTTGGGCGGGGATATTCGGCAGCAATACCAAGTCTATGAGTTGATGGAAGATTCATGGGCTAGGCTGGCAAAGAATTTGCATGAGTTGAAAAGCGCAGCATCAGCCGCAACCTACACGGTGACGCCCTTTACTGAGCGGGGGGAAAGGCCAACCAGTTCTGCACAGGAAAAGGCTGACTTCATTCAGCATTGCCTTGATACATGGGTGGGTAGCCCAATCAACAGCACCAACGGATTCCGCGATGCCATCTATGATTTATGCGATGCCGTTGGCAAGGGGTTCAGCGTGCAGGAAATCCTTTGGGAATCAACCGTTGATGGAATCATGCCCAAGTCAACCTACTTCTGTCATCCCCGTTATTACTCGTTCCCTTATGACAAGCCCGACCTGATGCTCTCCCCGCAGGGTGATGGTGTTTACGAGGAGTTCCCTGATGACAAGTTCCTCATCGGCATCTACAAGAACAGGTCAGGCAACTCGATGGGCTACGGGTTGTTGAGGCAATTGGCTTTCTGGTGGAGCGGCCAGAACTTCTGCCGGGATTGGCTTTTGAACTTTGCCCAAGTATTCGGCCAGCCCTTGCGTTGGGCGACTTATGACCCCGGTGCATCGGCCAACATCAAGAATGACATTGCTGATATGCTGGAGAACATGGGTTCAGCGGCATGGGGAGCTTTCCCGGCAGGGACACAGGTGGAGTTCAAAGAGGCAGGGAAGTCAGGGGAGGACAATCCTCAAAGCTATTTCATCACCCTAGCTGACAAGCTTTGTGACATAACAATTTTAGGCCAGACGCTAACAACTGATGTGGCGGATTCGGGGAGCAGGGCGCTGGGCGAGGTACATGAGGAAGTCAGGCGTACCCGCTTACAAGATGTGTGTGAATGGGTTGCCAATGTGATGAATGAGCAGCTTGTCGGTTTCATCTGCCGCCAAAATTACGGCAACCACGACGAGATGCCCCAGCTTGTTCCCGACTTGGCAGGGCCAGCCGACCCGACACGGGAAGCCCAGCGAGATCAGATACTTTTAGCCAGCGGAGTGGATATGCCCCGTGAATGGTTCTATGACCGGCACGATGTTCCCATCCCGCAAGAAGGGGAGGAAATCATTAGCGCGCCAGAGGTGCCAGTGATGCCCCCCATGTTCGCCAAGGAGGGCGTTGTTGATGCCGCTGAGAGGGCGGAGCCGGGGCCGAGAGATAAGCTTTTAAATCGCGTGATAGAGGATATCTCCGGGGTAAGTGCTGAATGGCTTGCTCCTGTTAAACCGGCTTTTGTTCAGTTGGTGAATAAAGCGATGGATTCATCCGTTTCAGATGAGGACTTTGTAAGGGCAATCGCCAAGGCGGCAAACACGATGCCCGAACTGTTTGACAAGTTAGATACGAAGGTTTTGCAGGAGGCAATGGAACGCAACATGGGAGCGGCCATGGTAAATGGGGCAGTCAAGCGTTACGAGTCCTCCCCATTAGCCAAGCTGGAGGAAGCACCGATATGATAGCAACCAAGGTAGAACTGCCCTCGGGCATTTACAGACTGAAGTTGTCTGACAAGGAACTGACAGATGTGCTTACCGTTGGGGCAAGGGGTGTAACGAAATATCTCAAGAAGTTTTACCGGGAGAAGGATGCGAAAGAACCAAACAAATTAGCTCCCGACAGAAGGACTCACTTCTGGAATCGAAGGATTGGGGGCAATGTGCAAGCGC